TATCCTGTTTCTGCAACCACAATGCTTTTGTGGAGTTCATCTGCATCAGATACCAATGTGTCTGTTTTGATTAGCGGACTTGATGCAAGTTACAACCAAATATCCGAAACTCTTGTTTTAACAAATGGAACAACGGGCGTTACAACGGTTAATAGTTATTTGAGAATTAATGGTATACAAGTCACTGGCAGTGTAAACGCTGTTGGAACATTGAATCTTGGCAATGCTGGTAAAACTGTACAATATGCTGAAATTGCTGTTGGAAACGGTAAGAGTCAAATGATGGTGTATACCGTGCCAAACGGATACACATTTTATCTTACACGTTCAAACGCTTATTCTAGCCTAACTGGCAACACAGCACTTAATTACTCAAACTACCGCGTTTACACACAATCATCTACAGGATTGGTGCAAATTTTACTGCAAGCACCGTTTGTAACATCTTATCAAACATTGCGCGTTGCTCCTCGCGCTTACACGCAAAAAACAGACATACAGTGGCAAATTTCTGGTAATCCTGCGTCTGGTACGTCTTCTGTCGGTATCGGCGTTGAGGGCATTCTCATTTCTAATACGGCTTCATAGGTGTAACATGACATCAACATACACAACCAATAAAGGTTTCGACAAACCAGCTATCGGTGACGATGTTGGTACATGGGGCAACAACGTCAATGCCGATTGGGACATTGCTGATAAAGCGTTTGGCGGCAACGTGTCATACGCTTTTACGGGTGCCACAACATCACAAACAGTAACCCAAACAGATGCCATCAACCTGCGTATTACCCTTACTGGCAACACGGGTTCATCATATAGTTTTGTTGGCACAGGATCTATTACAGGAACAGTGTTAACTATCACAGCCGTAACAACCGGGTCGTTAACAACTGGTGCTGTTATCAGTGGGAGCGGTGTATCATCTGGCACAACCATTACAGTGCAGCTTACAGGCACTACAGGTGGCATTGGTACGTATACGGTTAGCGTTTCACAGACGGTGGCATCTACAACCATCAATGCTAATAATGGCACCATCTACCTGACATATGGATCTACCTATTCCGGCATGTGGATCGTTGCCAATAATACCACTGGCCCGGCGGCTGTTTATGCCTACACATCGGCATCAGGCAGCACTGGTGTATATTTGACGCAAGGTGTGACCAGCCTGATTTATTCTGACGGCACCAACGTCAATTTTGCTGATAGCCGTTTTAACACTAACGCGATTGGCGCAACGGGTGGCGGGTCTGACCAGATATTTTTCCAAAACGGCCAGACAGTTACGGTGAGTTACACGATACCGTCAAACGTCAATGCTATGACTGCTGGGCCTATTTCAATTAACTCTGGTGTAACAGTTACAGTCAGTTCACCCACCGTTTGGACCATTGTGTGAGGTAGCATGGACCCGTTAACAATACTTGCTGCGGCACAAGCTGCTTACGGAGCTTTGCAGGCAGGTATTGCTGCTGGTAAAGAAATCCAAGGTATGGCGGCTGATTTGTCCGATCTATGGGGCAGTCTGGCCAAGCTAACGCAGATTTCGGCCACACCTCACAAGCCAAGCGTGTTTGATCGCCGCAGCGCAGAACAGGTTGCCATCGAGCGGTATACGGCAAAAGCAGAAGCGCAAAACTTAGCCGAGAAAGCCAAAAACATGTTCATTGGGCAGTTTGGTTTGGCTGCTTGGGATCAGGTGCAGCGTGAAGTCATCAACATCCGCAAGGAAATTGAACGTCAACGCTGGGAAGAAGAATGGGCATCTGCCGCTAGAGCCGAAGAAATTAAAGACGCGGCAGTTGTTACGTTTATCGTGTTGGTGCTGTTAGGCATAATGCTGGGCATCGGAATTGTACTTTTGGGGAGTTGAGTATAATGGATCTGGGCAAGTTCGGCACATTGATTGAAACCATCGCTCCAACGATCGCCACTGCCATTGGTGGGCCTGTTGCTGGCATGGCTGTTAAGGCACTTTCCACAGCCTTGTTAGGGCATGAAAACGGCACCAATGATGATATTACTAATGCTCTGGCCACTGCTACACCAGATCAAATCGTGGCTATTAAAAACGCTGAGAACAACTTTAAAGTCCAAATGAAAACGCTCGACATTGACCTTGAGCGTATTTCTGCTGTTGACCGTGATTCGGCAAGAAAAATGCGTGTAGAAACAAAGGATTGGACACCTGACGCCTTGTCGTTTGTGGTCATCATCTCATGGGTTGTAATCCAGTTTTACATCTTCAGCCATGTGATTGAGCCAAGCATGCGGGAACTGGTTGCGCGGATTCTTGGAACGCTTGATGCAGCGTTAACCCTAGTACTAAGTTTCTGGTTCGGTTCTTCTAATGGTAGCCGTCAAAAGGATGACACATTAAGCAATTTAAGGTCTAAGTAATCCAGTCGAATCAACCGCATAGGATGACTAAATGACCAAAACTAAAAGTGCTGACATCATAAAATTTACCACAGAAAATTTGCCAGACAGCGACTTGTCTGTTGAAGAAATCCTAGCCTACCGCAAGAAGCAATTCATTCAAAAGTCAGATGCCAAAACATCTCGGCGGCTGGTTGATATTAATGTCAAACTCCAAGGCATTTACGGTATCATCCATATGGGTGACCCACATGTTGACGATGATGGTTGCGATCTTGCCTTGCTTGAACACCACATGGATCTGACTAACATCACACCCAACCTTATGGCTGGCAACGTAGGTGATCTTCGCAACAACTGGATTGGCCGTTTGGCTCGTCTATATGGCAGCCAAGGTACAACAGCCAAGCAGGGCCGCATGTTGATTGAATGGTTCATGCGTAAGGTGAATTGGCTCTATATCGTCAACGGCAACCATGACTGCTGGAGCGGTGCTGATGATCCAATCAAGTGGCTATGCAGCCAATTGGGTGTTCCAGATCAGGATCATGGCATTCGGCTTAACCTGAAGCACCGCACAGGCCGGGACATCCGAATTAACTGCCGCCATGACTTTGCTGGCCACTCACAGTGGAACCCAGCACACGGTGTGGCTAAAGCAGCTCAGATGGGCTGGCGCGATCATATCCTTGTCTGTGGTCATAAGCACGTGTTCGGCTATAACGTCACCAAAGATCCTATGACGGGGATGTGGTCACATGCACTGCGTATCGGCACCTACAAAATGTTTGACGAGTTTGCCGATGCCAAGGGTTTTCCCGACCATAATCTATCGGCATGTGTGACGATCATTGATCCTAATTCTGTTCGGGAAGAAGGCATCGTAACTGTGATCATGGATGTTGATGCCGCTGCTGAATGGTTGCAGTGGGCGAATCACCGTCAGTCTCAGCTAAAGACCGTAGAACCTATTAGGAAAAGTGGGAGTTTCCGCAAATGAAAGACAATTGGGACGATGTGATTAAGTTGATCATCAAAGAGGAAGGCGGCTTCGTAAATGATCCGCAAGATCCCGGCGGCATGACCAACTGGGGTGTTACAAAAAAAACGCTAGAGGACTGGTGTGGTCACGAAGTTACTGAACAGGCTATGCGGAGCCTTATTTCTGCTGACGTCTATCCTTTATATAAGCAGCGTTATTGGGATGCTGTTGGGGGTGATGTTTGTCCTGCTGGTCTGGATTATGCGTTGATGGACTACGCCGTTAACTCTGGACCAAGCCGCGCCATCAAGCACTTGCAGATTGTTTTAGACATCCCCCAGACAGGCAAAATGGATGATGCAACCAAAACCGCAATTGCTGCATGCGATGGGGCTGAAACGGCTTCAAAACTGTGCGATTATAGGTTAGAGTGGCTACAGAAATTGCCCACATTTGCACGGTTTGGCAAGGGCTGGTCTGCCCGTGTCGGGCGCGTCAAAGAGAAAGCCTCCGACATGGAGGACTGATGAGGATGATAGATGCCGCTCAAGTCGGGGAAATCCCAGAAAACTATTAGCAAGAACATCAGCGAGATGGTCCATTCGGGCCATCCGCAAAATCAAGCTATTGCAGCGGCTCTATCTGAGGCTCGTAAAGGATACCAGACCCGTGGTACTGTTATGGGTCAAGGCGATTTAGTAGATCAGCTCAATT